CACCGCCGCGGGTGATCAGATGGGTACCGAGCAACCCCGCGGTTGCTCCGAGCCCGATGTTTCTCAGGCGCTCTTCGGGGCTGGCGTCTTCCGGAGTGGCGACGTTGCCGGCGTAGCCGCCAGCGACACCACCCGCGAGGTTGATACCGAACGGGACCTGGGCCTGCCCGCCCTGCCGCCCACTGATGGCGTTCTGCAGACGGTTCGTCGCCTCGGGAAAGACCAGGACATTGTGCGCCCCATCCAAGGAGTCGATGTGCTCGATGCCTTCATACCCCAGTTGCCGCAACAGCAGACTGATCGTTCGCGGCTCGACCCCCCGTGACGCCATCGCGTCAAACACCGCGTTCGGCGAAGCATCACCTCCGAGTTTTGCCGCAGGATCGGCAAAACCAGCCATGTAGCGGAGCTCATTGACGGCTTCTGACGCGCGCGCGCCACCTTGCCGTTCAAGCACGTCGGCAATACGCGTGATCTCCGCGGGAGCCATATCACGGCCGTTGTCGGTGATATTGAACAGCCGCACGTCCGCTGGCACGTTGACCTTGCGAACATTCGCCCCCTGACCCTGGAACCCCTCGATACTTTCCGGGTTCTGTGCCCGTTCGGCATACCCGGAGGCAACGCCTGGGTCAGTTGCCAGATAGTGACCAGGACCGAGCGAGTTCTCGCCCTCAAACGCCCGCTGCCCAGGCTCAACGGACGGATAGTCGACACTCGTGCCGTGGTACAGCGTCCGGTCTGGCGCGGTAAACCCGCTCGGTGGCTCAGGTTCTGGAACTGGGACAGCTTCAACCCTGGCCTGCTCAACAGGCTGACGAATCATCGTCTCGCGGAAGGTCTGGTCGCCCGTTCGCCCCTTGTTGGAAACAAAGCCGAACTGCGAATACCAGTCAGTGAGCGCCGTCTTCGACATCCCGGTGCCCACCCGTTCTGGCGTCAGCGCAATCGGCTTGCCTACGGAATCCGCGTACGCGATCAAGTCGCGCATCGCCGCGGTCGCTAACCCACCCCGCTGTTGAGCAGCCGGCGTACGAATCATCGACAGCGTGATGCCTCGGTTCCCATCAGCCGCCTGAATCTCAACATTGGGGTGTCGCGCCTGAACGTCGGCGAGACTGGTAGGCACTTCCGAAGCACTTGTCACTGGGGCGCCTTCACCTCGAGCGCGCGCCACCATCTCCGGCACACCAGCGAGCGCGGCGTTGACGTTGGCCTGTGCCGGTTGCCTCGAGCGCAATGCCTCGCTGATCTCGGGTGCGCGATCGAGCAGCACCTGGCCCAGACGTCGCACGACGGCCATCACCGGTACCGAACCCACGTCGATCACGCCGCCCAGCCCGGCGCCAATCACCAGCGCCTGGCCCACCGACTCGGGCGTGCTCTCCTTCTTCTCGGCTTCGAACATCGCGTTCTGCAGCCCGCCGACGATGGCGCCCTGCGAGAACTTCTGGGCGATCGTGCCCAGTACGCTGACCGCACCGGGCGACAGACGTTCCGCGAGCTGCGGGCCGACGATGCGGCTCACCGCGCCACTCAGCGCACCCGTGCCCGCTTCGGCCAGACCACTGGTCGGTCCCAGCAAGGCCAGCATCAGCGGATCGGTGAACTGCTGGGCAATGCCCGTGGTCACGCCCGCGATCAACCCACCGGGCGTGATATCGCCCTCGTGCCCTGGTTCTGGCCGCGCGCCGGGCAGATTGTTGAGCGGGTTGTTCTGCTCGAGCCAATCATTCTTGACCTGCATGACGTCGCGGTACAGGCTCATCGTGCCCGCGGGGATCAACGACGGCCCCTCCTGCGCGTTCTCCGCGGCGGCCTGCAGCAGACGCTGCCCGACCGGCGAGCGCGCGAACGCCTCCGCCTGGGTGCCGAGATCACTGGCCGCGGCGCCGAGCACCGGAACGGTGGCGTCGACCGCGCCCCGAGCCGTGGTGCCCAGGTCGCTCGCGGCGGCCCCGAGAACGGGTGCTACCGCATTGACTGCCGATGTGCCAGGCGTCAACCGGTTGACGTCCTGTGCCGCGCCCAGCACGCCCTGCGCGGCCTGCTGCACGTCGCTGGCCACCTGATTGACCTGGTCGCGCGCCGACACCTGGCCGGGCTGCAGCTGCACGGGCGCCGTGGCCTGAGCGAGCGCACCCTGCGCGGCCGAGCCGAGGGCGGATGCCGCGCCACCAACCGCCTCGCCGACGGCCCCTGCAGCGCCGCCGAGTACGTCCTGAGCGGTCTGAATCGGGGTTGCCCCCTGGTCGGCAACCACGTTGCCGTTGGCGTCCTGCATGGCACCCTTGACGTACAGCGGCGCCTTCACGGGGGCTGGCCCACCAATGGTGATCGGGGCGTTGGATGCGCCGGTGGTGCCGCCCAGTGCCGTTGGAGCCGTGCTCGAGGCAGGTACCGCGGGGTTGTCGGCGAACAATGCGCCCTGCGCGCGGCCCATCAGATTTTCCATCTGGACCGGCGTCATCCACTCGCTGCCGTTCTTCAGGTCCAGACCCGACCGTCCCACGTGGAACGCGCCCGTCTGCGGGTTGTAGCCGTCGGCGAAGAAGTAGTGGCCGGGCGTGCTGATCGTCACTGGGTTGCCGGTGGTCGCTTCCTTGGCGATGGCGTCCCAATCGGGTGCCACGATGTGGGTGTCGACACCCATGTTCTTGAGCAACCGCTGTTCGCTGGTGATGCCCGCCATGCCGCCGCCGCTCGTCCAGCCCACCTGCTTGGCCAGGTCGGTGGCTTCTCTGAGCGTGGGGTTGCGACCGAAGCGTTCCGCAAACCGGACGGCGGCCGCGGGACCGCAGGCTGAATACGCTTCGTCGGCCGTCAACTGCGGATCGTTGAACTGGCTCTGGTTCATCGCGGTCGACGCCGTGTCCAGCGCACCTCGAGCCGCACCGCCCAGTGCCGATGCGGCGCCGCCCACCACATTCTTTGCGGTCTGCAACCCTGCCTGGACGTCGGGACGGCTGCTGATCGACTGCAGGATGTCGCGGTACTCGCCCTCACCGGCCGTGAAGTACCCGCCGACCTTCAGGCCATGTACGAAGTCGTTCAGCGTCGGCGCGTTCAATGCGCCGGGGTAGTGGTTCTTGAGCAGGTTGACGTACGCGTTCACCGCGTCGAGCGGCGAGGCGTAGGTCGCGAACGTCTGGGCCATGTTCGTCCCGCCGCCCTCGCCCTCGTGCGTCATCATGCTGGTGCCTGGTTCACCGGGCAGCGCCTTGATGCCGAAGAGCTCGTTGCCGCCAGCCTTGCCATAGTTCGACTCGCTGGCCGCCATCGCGGCGACCCACGACGGATCGATGCCGAGCTTCTGCGCGGCGTACTGGGCATACGGGCCAAACGTCTGGGCGAACGACCTCGCGGTCGTACTGTCGATGGCACCCATCGGACCGCCGGCCGTCGTGTCTGACGGTGGCGGACCGCCCAGCGATGGCGTGGTGGTCGCTGGTGGTGCTGGCGGTGGTTGAGTGGCCAGGCTTTGCACGGCGTCCTGCGCGCCCTGGGTGATGCTGGCGACGTGATCCTGCAACTGTTGCGACACCTGGTCGCGTGCCTGGCCGAGCTGCGTTACCGCGCCGCTGGCGGCCTGACCGGCGTTGCCCAGCACCTGTAAGGCAGGTTGTGCGGCAGCCGCGGCTTGCTGGGCGTGCTGCTGGAGCTCCTGCAGGATCTGATTCGGGTCAGGACCCTGGGGTACCGGCGGGGGCGTGGGGATCGCGTCGTTGATGCTCTGGACGGCGCCCTGGCCCAGCTGGAGCAACCCCTGAGCGTGGGAGCGCAGCTCGTCGCCGATGCTCGAGCGCAGGTCGTCGAGAAGGATGGTGCCAGGCATCTAAATCACGCCCGGCTCAACGCACTGCGGCTATAACAAGGGCGCCCCAGGCCACACACCTGGAGCGCCATCATCCCGACAATTGGAGTATCGAGATGTCTTTGCAGTTTATGGCATACGTGGCGCTCGCCCTGATCGTTGGCGTGCCGTACGGGCTGATCGCTCTGGCTGGCGTGCGCGACTGGTTCAAGGAACGCGCGTGGCAAGCCTTCCAGACCGAGTACTACGCGGCTCACCCCGGCGTCACCCGCTGGGAGCCACCATCGGACTGGTGGTGGCAGTACAAGTACCAGGGCATCAAGTAGCACCAGCTACGCCGCCATCGTGGGCGGCAAGGGTTGCCCGTTCGGCCCGAGAATCACGGGCGGCGGCGCCACCGGACCCGGTGGTGGAGCGATCGCGACCGGCGGTGCGACAGGCATCACGGGTGGTGGCGGTGGTAGCGCGGCTGGCATAGCCGGCGGTGCCGCTGGCATGGCCGGTGCGGCGGGTGGTGCGGCGTTGGCCATGACGGCCTTGCCAAACGCGTTGGGGTCGACCACGGTGGACGGTTCGCCCGGCTGAGGCATGCTCACGCCGATGCGCTTGGCGACGTCGAGGAACTGCTGCGGATCTCTGCGCGCCTCACTCTGCAGCCACGCGCGATCGTTGGTCTGGTACTTCTGACGGTACAGGTCGTCCAGCTTCTGGTTGGACACCTGCGCCATATCCGGATGATTTTTGTTGTCGCCGAACACCCCCGTGGCAATCGCGGGCGCATCCCGCTGCACCTCGCTGGTGATCTCCTGCTGCAGTTTTAAGAATTCAGACTGCTGGGGAGATGTCGCCATCAGCGACCACCGGGTGCGGCTGGCCCCTGGGGACCGTACGGCACCCCACCCGGCGGCAGGGTGCCACCCGGTTGCTGCGTCCCACCGATGACCTGCCCGTAGGCTGGCGGACCCACGCCCGCACCATTCGGCGCCGCGGCGAGGGCGCCCAGGTCTGGCACGCCGCCAGCACCTGGACCGCCACCCTCGAACACGCCGGGCTGCGGCTGACCGCTGGGCAGCGCGGCGTTGACCTGACCACTGAGCGCGAGCTGCTCGGCGTCCTGCGCCTTCTGCAACAGGTCGCCCCTGCCCGCTTCCATGAACACCTCGGCATCCAGCCATTTCTGATAGGCGGGTGACGCACGGATGCGGTCGCGGGCGATGCTGCGGCGGATCTCGTCGGGGTTGTCGCCCAGGTAGGTGACGGCTTCGTCCTTGCCGAACGTGCCCGCGGCCAGCCGCTCGTGGGCGTAGCGCGCCATGATCATCTCGTCGGTCGGGAGCTGGGCCTGCACCTCCCACTTGATCCGCATGGGGCGCTCGAGGTCCTTGGGACCGAACCCGATGAATTCCGCGGCCGCTTTGCCACTGCCCACGTCGATGCCGCCTGAGAACACGTACACCTTCTCGTTGGCCCGTTCACGGATCAGCGTCCACAACTTCTCGGTCTGCCCCTTGAGCAGAGACTCGATGCCGTGGCGGATGGGACCGACGCGGGTACGGCTGTAGCTCAGCACCTGGCTGATGGCGAAGCCGGCGCCCTCCATGCCGCTGAGGGTGGTCACTCGAGGTGATTCCAGGTCACGGATGGCGCCGTCGATCAGCGCCATATGTTTCTCGAGGGTCGATGCGTCGGGGTACTGGATGCGCTGCAGTTGGCGGCCGGGCGGCAGGTTCAGGATTTCGCCGGGGTGGACCGTGGGGTCGGTTTCCTTGGGCAGACCGTCGTCGCCGATCACGGCCGCCGCCGGGGTGTCGCCGTACGTCACCAGGGGGGAAAGGAGGTCCCTGGCGACGTACTGCGCGTGCATGGCCCGCAGATACTGCCGGTACTGCACGAGCCACAGTTTGGTCCTGCCAATCCCCCAACCCACCTTGCGGTTGCGCCAGTGGTTCATGGTCAACCCAGGGGCGTAGTCGTAGGGCACGCCGAACGAGTATTTGTGCTTGAACTGCTTGACGATGTAGCCGGTCTGGTCGCCGTTGAAGTTCTGCGAGCAGATGGCATAGCTGACCCAGACGTCGTCCCAGTGCTCGAGGAACGTCACCGACGACAGCATGTTGCGGCTGGCCTCGATGATGTTCTGCGACTGGCCGAGCTCCTCGGGCACGATGTCACCCTGTGAGTCGCGCGACAGCCGGTAGCGCCGGAACGCCGAGCGCATCGGCATTTCAGAAACCTCGAGCACCTCGCACAGGTAGCCGTTGGACCACTGCGGGTACACCCTGCGGGGATCGACGTACTGCCAGACGAACGGGGGGCCGGCGCGCTTCTTGGCCTCTTCGGTGAGCTTGTCGTAGGACGTGTACGCGTCGGTGGGATCACCCGACTTGGGTGAGGCGATGCCGTAGCGTTCGGACCACAGGTCGCTGGACCAGAGCAGCTTCGCCCAGCCGCCGCCATCGTTCAGGGTGGCATCGGTGACCTGGGTCATGGTGTCGGAGCCGGGCTCCCTCGTCCCGCACTCCCACAACGTCTCTTCGGTGAAATGCTCGAGCTTTGAGGCGACGGTCTGCGCCGTGTCACCTTCGCCACCGACGATGCTCAACTTGGGACGCTCGAGCGTGAGTATTGCGGTCTGCTGGAAGGCTTCCTCGGTGATGTCGGGGTCACGCGGGTCGACGTGGACGAGCATGTAGTCCTTGTCGGCTTCTGACAGAGCAGGGCGGCGCATCTCGCGCTGTTCGCGGACCAGGTCGAGGTCGTTGTCCTGCTGCAGATACAGGTCGCTGAGCTCGGTCTGGAGCGACGTCAGATAGGAGCTATCCGGCGGCTTGAGCTCCTTCTTCGAGCGGTCGATGGCCACGACGTAGCCAAGTGTACGTCACACGCCGATCACAAATGTCACACGCCGGTCACGCAGCCGTTATGGCCAGCGCAGCAGGACGATGGCGCAAGACGGGCAATCGCAGTCATCGTCTCGGTCGATCTGTTGCCGATCGAGCCAATCCTGATATTCCTCTGGATTGTCAGTGCGCCAGGCTTCGTAGCCGTCAGGGTCTACACACTTGGCGCACTCACAGATCGCCTCTTCACATGGGCCGTGCTCACCACACGACCAGCACCCGCGGAAACCCACGACGGGCTATGGGATGAGCAGGCGCAAGCCGAAGGCGCGGCGTTTGCCACGGTAGTTCGCGTTGGGGAGAGCACCCATCAAGGGTGGGTGGCCGCCCACTACACGGGTATCGGCCTGCTTTCCTTCTGGCCCGGTGAGTAGTTCTCTTCGACGTGGCATGTCTGCGGTCTTTCGTGTACGTCGGGCGTGCATGGCTGCCTTAGTGACCTGCCCGTCACGCAACGTCACCTTGGTATTCGGGTCGGTATGTTGCCCAGCGTCGAACATCACCAAGCCTACCTGGGCTTTCGGTGGGGTCAGATAGATGTAGCGCAACCCCTTGGCCGCATCCGTCAGTCGACACGTCTGCAGGTCAACCGACACCTTACTTGCCCACGGCGCGGCGGCCTTGATGGCTTCGGCCCACATGCAGTGGCTCGAACTCCGTTGCTCAGCAGCCGCCACCATTTCGGGCGTGAGTTGCAGCTTGAGCACCGGCGCATGCGGGCGCCGCTCGAGGACAGCCTTAGCCGATTCGGTAGGCTTCTGGTCGGGAGTCATGGGACTTACCTCCTATGGTTTCCTACGGGCTGGCGGTGGCCTAATCACCGCCCGTCCGGTCTTTCATCATATGTCACACGGAGCGCACAAATATCACCGCCGCCCGGCCGCGAACCGATAGCTCGAGCGTGGCCGTTCAGCCGTGGCCAATTGCACCCCCAGATTGGCCAACGCAAGAGCCACCACCGTATCGTCGTGCAATCCTGGCGGCGCCGAGTACCGCACCATGCCCGTCACGGTCACGCTCGACTCAAAGGCCAGCAACTCGGAGGTCTGCACGGGGTCGTCGAGCAGACTGATCTGGTTCTGCTCGATGGCCAATGCCAATGACCGTACCGCGGCATCCTTCGAGGCGTTGGTGGCCGTCCAGGCATAGATGGGCAGTGCCGCGCGGGCAGACCCCAGCAATCTGGCGTAGCCGGTCTGCAGCCGTTCGACCAGTGGGCCGCCCATGCTGTTGGCCTCGGCCACGATCTGCACGGGGTGGTAGAGCTCGGCCCACTTGTGGAGGCGCTCAGCCTGGAACTCGAAGTCGATATTTGAGAAGCGATCGAGGGCGACCTGCTCGTTGAGGGTGGCGTCGATGACGCTGATGACGGTGAAATCGTTGGACCGTGCCCAGTCGACGCCGAACACGTACGTGTGACCACGCTGGGGTGGCATCTGTTTCAGACGTGAGACGCCCTGCACGCCGCGGAACACGCCGGCCCCCTCGAGCTGGACGAACTGCGCCAGGTACTCCTGGGCGTACGCGCGTTCAGGGAGCTCGTGGCGCGCGGCTTCGATCTCGGTGGCGCTGATGTACGGGTTGACGCTGGTGGGCATCTGCCACGATCGCCAGGCCCCTTCCAGCGGATCCTGACCCAACTGGTAGAGCTGGTGGAAATCGTTCATGCCGCGGGGCGTGGACAGGAACCAGGCGTCGCCGGCGTAGTCGGCCAGGGTGGGGCGGATAGCCAGTTGCCAGATGTCGAGCAGGTTGGGCACCATCGCGGCCTCGTCGACGACCACACGCTGGTATTTTCTACCGCGGGCAGGGTTGGGATCGTCGAGGGACCAGAGCTCGAGCACACCGCCGGTGACGAGCTCGAGGCGGTGGTCCTGCTCGCTCTTGTTGCGGGTGACGGGTTCGACGAGGGTACGCAGTTCGCGCCAGAACTCGCCGAGCAGTTTGTAGCTGGGGGCGAAGTAGCCGGCTGGGCGGCCTGAGAGCGCGGTCAGGATCAACTGGTGCTGGCCGAGGGTGGATTTGCCGGAGCGTCGGCCACAGGCCAGGACAGAGAAGCGGGCGCTGGCTTGCATCACGTCATGCTGCCAGTGCAGCGGCCGCGGCAACGTGATGGTGACCGGCATTACGCATGGCCGTTGCGATGTTCTGGGGTGACGGTTGGTGTCGCAGCATCGGCGTACTCGACGCGAATGGTGGAATCGCCGGTGGTCTGGATCTTCTCGGTGGGCTTGAGCCCGGCGCGATCGAGGATGTCACGTGCCGCGGCCAGTGCGAGGGCGGGGTTGTCGTCGTCGGCGATGGTTTTCTGGATGCGATTCAGGGAGGGATCGACCAGGTCGCGGATGCGATCAGCGGCAGCGCGCTGCACCTGGGGAGCTCGACCGCCGTGCCACTTGCAGACA